CTCAGTAGGTAGAGCACCTGCCTTTTAAGCAGGGTGTCCGGGGTTCGAATCCCCGACGGGGCACCAAAAAAAGCCTTGAAATTCAACGGTTTCAAGGCTTTTCTTTTTTGCTTATTTTTTATTTGTTAGTAACGAGTTAGTAACAGCATCCACAAGTGTCTGCGCGTCGATGTGCGTATATATGTTTGCGGTGGTGGAATAATCGGCGTGTCCGAGTATTTTTTGGAGCATTTCCGGGGGCAATCCCTCTTTTACCGCTCTTGACGCGTATGTGTGGCGTGTGGCGTGCGGGGTCTTTCGCACAATGCCCAGCCGGTCAAGGAGTGGGTAAAAATCCCGCCTGCGGAAGTTTGCCGGGACTTTTTGCCCATCGTAGCCGGATAACAGCAGCTCCCCCGTTGCTCGCTTCGCAAAGTAGGCAAAGTATTGTTTCCCCTCCGGTCGAATGGGGATAATTCGGTTTCTGCCGGCTTCGGTTTTTTCGCCGCCAATCACATAATCGCCGTGGCAGTCAGCCAGCGGCAAAGAGAACAATTCCCCGATACGCATACCCGTTGCCAGCAGCATCAAGACAATTTTTGCCGAATCGCTGTTATCGGATTCCAATTTACGGATATCTTCCTCCGTGAAGATGTCCTTTTCTTTTTTGACATTCTCCGGCAAGCGCACAAATTTTGCAAAGTTTGTCGTGCATATTTCCTCCCGGATTGCCCAGTTCGACATCTGCGTTATGAGCTGCTTGTACTTGTTCACGGTGGAATGGCTCTTGGCCATGTGTGGGTCAAGTACGCCCTGAAAGTCTGCGGTGCGGAGATCGCGAAACTTTTTCCCGTGCAACGGCGTAAATATGCGGTAGGCGTTGTTATATGATTCTATCCCCTGCTTGCCGATCTCCTTGTAATGCTCCTCTTTCCACGCAGCGAACACTTCCGCAAAGGTCATATTATACCGCTCCGTTAAGCTCTTGCCGTTCAGCCGCTCCAAAGCGTCCAGAGCGTCCGTTTTGCGCTCATAGTGCCCGATAATCACTTTGTTTTTTGCGGCCACCCAAGGCGATTTTCTACGCCCCGCCAGTTTGTATACAGTTCCGGTGCCGTTTGCCCGCTTCAATGCCTTGCGCCGCTCTGTTACCTGTTTTTTGCCACAGAGATGGCAATATACAGCGCCCGGGACAAGAGTTGTTCCGCATTTAATGCAGTTGCTCATTCTCTGCTTCCTCGCCTTGTTTGGATTTTTTGTCCGCCGCAAGAGTGGACAATAGCACGGATGTAAGTACGCCGATTCCCAACGCCAAAAGCGCAATGACAATCCATGCAATCGTACCGGCTGTCCTGGATCGGATCAGGCCTTCGTCCTGCACATGGTAATCAAGCGCCACATACCATGTAACTATACCCAGCAGGATAGCGGACAGCAGCGATGTGATATACAGCATCGTGCGCTGCCGCCTTGCTTTTTTCTTCTGCTCCTCTGCTGATTTGGACAGTTCATCGTATGCGCCCTCTATCCGTGCAAGGCGCACATCCTCGTCATGGACTTGCTGGAGCTGCTTGATTTGGTCTTGCGCCAAAACAACCTCTACAATGCCAAAGTAACGGTCCATAGACACCCCCAGCACCTTGCAGATGGGGCCAGCCGCATACACGCCCGGTGCTTTAGATGTAGACGCGAAAAAGTTGTTGACGCTGGACAAAGGCACACCGGATTGGTCTGCTATCTCCTGCGCCGTGATGTGCTGTTCCAGTTTTGCGTCCCGACAAGTGTCCTGCAACGATTTCTCCATGTTTAATTGCCTTCTTCCCCTTTTTCGGGCATAGCCCGCATTATTTTGCAAACCCCAAATTTGGGGATATTGCCTTTTTTCGGGATTGCACCGCCCGATTTGTTTTTGATATGGTGGCTGTGCAAACGATAAGCCGATAGGCGATTCGTGGGCAAAACCCTCCCTGTCCGGTGCGGGGATGGGGAGGGTTAGAACAAAATTTCTATTTTCTACGATTTTGTTGCACAAAAGTGTGCAACAAACGCCGTGTTTGGGGGTATAGGTGAAAACACTTTAACGGAGGCCATACAAATGATGACTTTTTTTAACGAATGTGATATAATGAATGAAACATCTGTACGGGAACGGCTGAAAGCGGAAATCACGACGCTGACAGACCGCCAGATTGAATATGTATTAAGGAGGATGAAAAATGAAAGAGCTTGTTGGGCTATTGGTAGCAATGCTGGTCAGTTCCAATGTCTGGCTTTGGATCAATCTGTGGAATCTTAAAAATGAGCATTTCGAGTTTGCAAAGCGCATGATCGGATGGCTAACAGAACTTTGCCAACAGCCATCCGAGGATGGTTCCGGCAAGTGTTCCGAGCAACCCACCGACAAAGTATAAATCCGCCTTGCGCTCTGCCCGCTTTCTCAGAAATTCTTCGCGCTGGAGTTTCTCGACATAATGTGGCGCTGTTTTCCCAAGCGCAACATCTGGAATTTTGACTTTTTCTCCATTTACTTCAATGTAATCGTTCATAGCACCCGCTTAGCCTCCAGCACAATCCCCAATAGCTTTTCACACTGTTCATCGGTCAAACCATCAACTGCATCAAGCAACGCTTTCCGCGCTGCGCTCAATCCCTCGGCATTTATGCCGGGGGCTTTTTTTGCGCCCTTTTCCGGCAATGTTGGCAATTCGTCCCCGTCCAGCTCCGCAAGGGTGATGCCGAAATGGTCAGCAATCTTCTGCCTGGTTTTGGGATGGGGAACATTTGAACCATACAGCCAATTAACAACGCTTTGGTTGTTTGCGCCTATTATCTTTGCAAAACGGTAAGCGGAGTATCCGTACTGCTCCATGCAATAATTAAAGTTTTTGGTAAATCCCATAAAAATAGTACCCTAAATTCGTGCAAGTTTATATCCTAATTTCGGTTGACTTTTGCCCTAACTTCGGGTACAATAGAACCCGTGGACAGGCAATAAAAGACCTGACCACCCCGACAAATCGAGCTGGCGCATATCAATGTTTGTAGCAAAACTTAGAGTAGCACCAATGCTCCAATTTGTCAAGTTTTTATTATAAGTTGGAGGTGAAAAATTTTGAACGATAAGCGGGGGGACAATTCGTGGCTGGCACTGGGAGTTAGCATCTTAGCCTTATTAGTTCAAATAGTACGGTGGACAATAATGCTAACCCACTAATTACCAGAGCAATGTTGGCGCGAACCTTCGTGTCATCCGGGTGCAGAAAAACAAGCCCCGGAAGCAAGACGGTCTGTTCCGAGATGTAATCGACAATCGGAACGCCGAGCTGATTCCTTGGCATTTCGCCGCTCTCATTGGTTGTTGCGGAAAAGATATACCCACGCTTGACGCACTCTGCAAGGACTTCGAGATCATCCCTTGTCGGGTCTTCAGGCAACGGTCTTTTCCCAGCAATCACACGACGAATCATTTTTCGCATGGCACGGTTAAATTGCCGTTCGGATTTAATCATTTTATTCACCTCCTTCCCCGACCCAGTTTAACACATGGGCGGAGTTGGAGCAACAGAAAGGAGAGGATATATTGAGTTTGGCAGAAAATCTTATTCGACTACAGGCAGAACACGGCGAGAGCGGCTATAGGTTGGCGAAGGAGCTTGATGTTTCGCAGCAGAGCATCGCCAACTGGCGGAAGGGCGTTTGCATTCCGCATCCTAAAATGCGGAGGAAAATCGCAAAGCACTACAAAATCACCGTGGATGAGCTGATTAAAGAGGAGAAGTAATGGCGTAATCTTTCAATTAGGGGAGGAAGCGATGATTAAGACGATGACGATGCAAGAGTGCATGGACCACCTTCGGGCGCATGGACTGAGCATTTCGCAAGACACGCTGTCGAACGGCCTGGAGCAGGGCGTTTATCCATTTGGCGTGTGCATCAACGGAGGCAAGCGGCGGGTGTTTCAGATTTTCGCCCGGCTGCTGGACAAGTGGATCGAGGAGAGAGAGGAGTAAACATGGGCGGATATACATTGACGCTGGTGATCATCGGCGCGGCTACGGTGGCGTGGATGTTCATGAAGCTGTTGGACAAGCTGGACAGACCAGACAAGTGAGAATTTGGGAGGAATGAAGATGCAAAGACATTACTACGCCATCGTGGCTGAAAAGTGCGGCGTCCGGGTAACTATGCGGTCGGAGCGCGATGTGGCCGAGGTGGGCGACCTGGTTTGCGGCAGCAATAAGGCAGCCGTATATTCCAGGTACAAGGTCATCACGGAGCCACACTTTGTTCTGTGCGGAACCAGTGAGGACGATTTTCTGAACGCCCTGTATGCGGGGGATATCCCCCAGGTTTCCAAGGTCACCCGGGATGTGTGGAAGCTGGAGCCGGAAAAGGAGGATGCATCCGATGTGGACATCTGACCCGGTATGGGACGCGGAGTGCTACGCAGAGGAGCAGGACAGGAGGCTTGCGAGGATGCCTGTGTGCGATTGCTGCGGCTGCCGCATTACAGATTTCCCAGCTCTGCACTACAAGGACATTTGGATTTGCGGCGAGTGCGTCAGCGATAACGAGGAGTATTACGAGGAGGCGTGGGAATGAGCGAGGGCGGCGTATTGCGGTACATCAAGACATCCGTGGATATTTACTTTCCGGAGGGGCACATGGCGTGTAACCTGTGCCCTCTGCTGGAGACATACTCCCGCAATCAGTGCAGAAGAACAGGCGAGTATCTGTTGGACACGAGAATCATCGGGGCGCACTGCCCGCTGGAAATCATTGACGAGGAGGACGAATTTTGAACATCTATGAGAAAATCGCTGCGATTATGCAGGATGTCCAGTATCTTGCAAAGGACGATCATGTGGAGCTCGGCAGCACCAAGTACAAGGCATTGAGCGAGGAGAAGGTGACCTCCATCATGCGGGCGGAACTGCTGAAACACAAACTGGTTGTATATCCCATCGCACAGACGGCAACAAGCACCGGCAACATCACACATGTGGATGTTATTTACCGCATGGTGAATGTCGAGAACCAGGAAGAATACATCGAAATCGCGTCCTGCGGCGATGGCGCAGACACGCAGGACAAGGGCAGCGGCAAGGCCATGACATACGCTTTCAAGTACATGTGGTTGCGGACCTTTGCACTGCCCACCGGTGAGGACCCGGACAAGATTTCCTCCGCCGAACTGGACGAGAAAGAGCGGAACGCCGCACCTGTGTGTGAGCGGTGCGGATCGGACATTGTGTCTGTAAGGAAGCGCAACGGCGAAATGTGGACGGTAAAGGATATGGTTAAGTATTCCAAGGGCCGCTACGGAGCGCAGATGTGCGCTGATTGCATGAAGGCTGCAAAGAAGGAGCAGGACAATGCTGCAGGCTGATGTGACCGCCGCCCGGTGGCAGCAGGATAGCGATGGGGCGTGGCTGTGCCTCCGGGTACAGTCCCCTCGGGCGGCAATGGCCGTGTGTGACGAGCTGCAGCCGGACAAGCAGTATGTGGCGCAGATCAAGCGCAAGGGCAAGAGCCTTGACGCAAATGCGTATGCGTGGGTTTTGCTGGACAAGCTGGCGGCGCACTATGGGATTCCGAGAAATGATGTGTATCGGGAGGAAATAAAGACCATCGGTGGCGTAAGCGATGTTCTGTGCATTGTATCAAAGGCGGCGGACGAGTTCTGCCGAAAATGGGAATCCAAGGGAACGGGCTGGATGGCAGAGCAAGGGCCCAGCAAAATTCCCGGCTGCGTGAATGTGACTGTCTGGTACGGCTCCAGCACCTACGACACAGAGCAGATGTCACGACTGATTGACCAGATTGTTTCCGATTGTAGGGAGGCTAAAATCGAGACTATGACACCGCAGGAGCTGGATGCGCTGAAATCCCGCTGGGGCGAAGCCCAGCCGCTGGGGGGTGATAAAGGTGACTGACGAGAGACGGTGTTTCCTGTGCGGCAGAAATGGCGCAAGTGACCCGCTGGACCTGCACCACATATTCCCCGGTGCATACCGCAAGAAAAGCGAAAAATACGGCCTTGTGGTGTACCTGTGCCATAACAGGTGTCATATCTTCGCCGCCAAGACGGCGGTACATCAAAACGAGGGACAAATGCGCTGGCTAAAGCGCTATGGCCAACTGAGAGCCATGCGGGAGCAGGGCTGGACGGAAGATGACTTCCGGCGTGAATTCGGAAAAAGCTATTTGTAAGGAGGAAAAAGATGGTAAACAGAATGATTTTGCAGGGGCGGCTTTGCTCTGAACCCGAACGCAGAGCCACACAGAACGGGACAACGGTGTGCAGTTTCCGCGTGGCGTGGAGCGAAAAGGTAAAGGACAGAGAAACAAAACTGTTCCTCCCCTGTGTGGCATGGCAGGGAACGGCAGAGCTGATCTGCACCCACTTTACCAAAGGCAAGGAGATCATCGTGGAGGGCAAGCTCTCCAGCCGGGACTATGAGGACAAGGCCGGCAACAAGCGCACCTTGGTGGAGCTGACCGCCGACAAGGTGCATTTCTGCGGCAGCAAGGACGCTGTACAGAAACCCACGTATACCTTCGCTGTACAGGAACCCACGCAGACATTCACGGAGATTTCCGAGGACGACTGCGATTTGCCGTTCTAATTGGAGGTGACGAGGGATGACATTTGACGCGATTATCTACGATGCCGATAGCATCCGAGACGCACTTTCCGATTCTCTTACTAACAATGTCTTACGAATTGATAATCTTTCGGAGGAGGATGCAGGGCAGTTAGCCAGCATTTTTACGGATCACGGAATCAGTATTTGCCTACTTCCGCGCAAGGAGTAAGTGCATGGCGGATATGACATACATCAAGCTGTTCATCGATTACTTAGATGCGATAGAACCGCTCGGTGACGCAGAGAGGGGGCGGCTTTTCACTTCCTTGTTGGTTTATGCAAGGACGGGCGAAGCCCCGCAGCTCGGCGGGAACGAACGGTTTTTATTCCCGATGATGCGGGCGCAGATAGACAGGGATAGACCAAAGTACCGATCTGGAGAAAACCACCCGAACTGGAAAGGCGGCATAACCCCACAGAATCAAAGAGAGAGCGGAAGCCCGAAGTATGCGTCGTGGAGAAAGGCTGTGTTTTCGAGAGATAAATATACTTGCCAAGTTTGTGGAAAGCGAGGAGGAGAATTAAACGCACATCATTTGATGCCGTGGGCGAAAAACAAGGAATGTAGGTTTTCCGTAGAGAATGGAGTTACGCTTTGTAAGGACTGCCACATGGATGCACACAAGAGGGAGAAAAAATGAATATTTGCTATGTCAAAGCCTATTTTGACTGGATAGAGCAAACAGCCGCCTTGTCAGATGCCGAGCGAGGGAGACTATTTATCGCCATACTGGAATATGCGCGGTCAGGGCTTGAGCCAAAACTCGACGGGCGAGAGGGTATTCTGTTTCCAGTATTCCGGACCACGATAGACCGAGACAATAAAAAATCCGCCGCTTACTCCGAGAACGGGAAGAAGGGCGGCAGGGGCAATAAAGCTAACGAAAGCGAATTAAAGCAAAATAAAGCTAACGAAAGCAAAATGCCTAACATAAGACACAGGACAAAGACACAAGACAAAGACAAAGACAAAGACAAAGACAATAGCGCGTCGCCGTTTGAATCGTTTTGGGCGGCATATCCCCGAAAAGTCGGAAAGCAGGCCGCAAAGAAGGCATTTTCCAAGGTTTCTGTGCCGGTTAAAACGCTTATCGATGCCGTCAACAGTCAGAAAAACAGCGAACAGTGGCGCAAGGATAACGGTCAATATATCCCGAACCCAGCCACATGGCTGAATCAAGGCCGATGGGATGATGTGCTGACGGAGGCCGGATCGCAACCAACGAAGGAGGAATACCATGTTGGAACATGGCTGTGACATCTGCGGCGGGCTTGGCTACACCGTCCGGCGCACGGAAAGCGGCGAACTGGTGAGCAGCACTTGCAAATGCGAGATCATCCGGCAAAACAGAATTCGCATGGAGCGTTCCGGGCTGGCCGGTCTGCTGGATAACTGTACATTCGAGGCATTCCAAACGCGGGAGTATTGGCAACAGGCCGCAAAGCAAGCGGCGGAGAAGTATTTGACCGACTGGAAGGGAAAGTGGTTTTTCATCGGCGGCTCTCCCGGAACTGGGAAAACCCACCTATGTACGGCGATTTGCGCCAAGCTGATGGACGGCGGAATCCCTGTGCGGTATGTGCAATGGCGGGGAGATATTCCGGCAATCAAGGCAAAGGTAAACGATGCGGAAGCATACGCCGAAGCCATGCACCCGCTGAAAACCGTCCGTGCGCTGTATATCGACGATTTTCTAAAGGGCAGCGTTACGGATGCCGACAAAAACATCGCCTTTGACCTGCTGAATGCCAGGTACATTGACCCGGATGCAATCACGATCATCTCCACGGAGTTGACCATTGACCGCATTTTGAGCTGGGATGAAGCCATCGGGAGCAGAATTAACCAGCGGGCGAGGGATTATATGCTGAACATCGGGAAAAAGCAGAATTGGAGGCTGAAATGAAAGTTTTGGTTGCCTGCGAGGAATCGCAGGAGGTATGCAAAGCGTTTCGGGCAAAAGGCCATGAATCGTATAGCTGTGACATACAGGAACCGTCAGGCGGACACCCAGAGTGGCACATTTTAGGCGATGCCCTTGTGGCTATCAAGGGGGGGCAAGTGACCACGATGGACGGACAGACGCATGATGTGGGCAAATGGGATTTGCTGATTGCGCATCCACCGTGCACTTATCTCAGCAATGCTGGGGCCAACAGACTTAGAGTAAACGGTGAGATTCAGCCTGGACGCATGGAAAAAGCGAAAGCAGCCAGGGCCATGTTTATGGAGATGCTGGATGCCGACATTCCGAGAATTGCTGTTGAAAACCCGGTCCCGGGAAAAATTCACGGTCTCCCGCCATACTCCCAGATTATACAACCATATATGTTCGGGGATGCCTGGCTAAAAAGAACATGCTTATGGCTCAAAAACTTACCATTGCTGATGGCCACGGATTGCGTAGTGCCAACTGGGAAATGGGTGGAAACTACTCCGCACGGTAGAGCAGCCAGACCTGGGGAATGGGAGAACAAAGGGCGGAGAACGCCCAAGGAACGCTCCAAGACATTCCCCTCTGTCGCAAAGGCGATGGCGGAGCAGTGGGGTGGATTGGAGGATTGACATGACCACATTACGCATGATTCCCGGCATTACATACACCCGGAAGAACCTGGAAGCGCTCACCGGTATGCCGGACAGAGAGAACCGCCGGATGATACGGGAGCAGCGGCGGCAGGGTGTGCCTATTGTGGCGCTGAAGGACGGCGGATACCGCCTTGCCGAGACCGACGAGGACAAGAAGGCGCTGCTGGACATGTACCGCAAGCGGGCTCTGGACGAGCTGGCCACATACAGCAGGCTTGCAAAGGCCATGCAGGTGCCGGGACAGATGACCGTGGAGGAGCTGCTGGACGGATTGGCGGTGTGAGTTAATTATATGAACATTGGACTTATCGATGTTGACGGGCACAATTTCCCGAACCTTGCTTTGATGCGGCTGGCCGCGTATCACAAATCGCGGGGAGACAGCGTGGAATGGTGGGATGGTTTTACGCACTATGATCGGGTATACAAAAGCAAGGTATTCACATTTTCCCCGGACGAGGAAACATGCATCAATGCCGACGAGATCATTTCGGACGGGACGGGATACAAGGATTATGGCCACCTGCCGGACGAGATCGAACGGACATTCCCGGATTACTCACTGTACCCCGCATGGAAACCGGCGATAGGTTTTTTAACGCGCGGGTGCATTCGAAACTGCCCGTGGTGTATCGTGCCGAAAAAAGAGGGACATATCCGTCCTGCTGCTACATGGGAAGAAGTGAAACGCCCGGATAGCCGCGACATCGTGTTTATGGACAACAATGTGCTTGCGTCCGACCACGGATTAGAGCAGATCGAGAGAATGGGACATGAGAATGTCCGTGTAGATTTCAATCAAGGATTGGATGCGCGGCTCATAACTCAACAGACAGCAAAACTGCTTGCGGCCCTGAAATGGATCAAATTTGTCCGCATGAGCTGCGATACCTCTGCCATGCTTCCAGTGATAGAGCAAGCGACGCAATATTTGCGGGAGGCTGGTATACCCACATGGAGACATTGGTGCTATGTGCTGGTACAAGACGTGGATGATGCTAACAGCCGCGTCGAGCATCTGCGGGAAATGGGAATTACCACATTTGCACAGCCATACAGGGATTACGACGGCGGAGATCCAACTGCCGAGCAAAAACGATTTGCGAGATGGTGCAATGATAAAGCCGTGTTTGCAAGTTGCAAATTTGATGATTACGGGAAAGCGAGGGGCGTATGACGGTATACATGCGAGTAAGCCGGGACAAGTACGAGCTTCCGGATGCTGTTTCGGAATCTATTATCGAGCTGGCCAACATTTGCGGCGTCAGCTGGCGGACGATCTACAGGGCCGTGTACGGCGGCAAGCGTACCAAAGGACGGCCCAAGTATGTGGCCGTACCGATAGGGGAGGGAGACGATGATTGAGATTACGGTGCCGCTGGCACCAATCACCAAGAAAAACCACCAGGAGATTATGCACAGCAGCAAGACGGGAAATCCCTTTGTGATGCCGTCCCGACAGTATCGCGACTACGAAGCGGCGGCGGTGTGGCACTGCAAGTCCGCCCGGGTGCGTGTGCCAATCGAGGACCCCGTGGAGGTTAAGTGCCTGTTTTATATGCCTACCCGGCGGCGAGTGGATTTGACAAATCTGCTGGAATCCATCGACGATGTGCTGGTGAGGGCCGGTGTGCTCAAGGACGATCACAGCGGCATTATCGTTAGCCACGACGGGAGTCGGGTGCTGTACGACAAGCAGAATCCACGAACGGAGGTATTTATTCGGGAGATGGAGTGCGCAGATGGGACAACCTGAGATGCGCGTATGTAAGCGCTGCGGCATGGAAAAGCCAATCACAAACTACAACAAAAAAGATACCAACAAGTGGAGGACAACTTGCAAACAGTGTGATGCAATCGTCAGAAAGATGCGCCGGATAAGCGAAAATAGGCTCACAAACCAAAACAACGCGGAAAGCAGAGGGACGCTCTGTTGGAGATGTAAAAAAGCTGTTGGGCGATGCTCCTGGACGGAGCTGGATAGATCCAAAAAGGTACGATTTGAGCCAGTGCCGGGATGGGTGGCGGTAAAATCGCTCGGCATACCAGGCCGCAAGTCAAAGTCTTACTTGGTGCTAAGCTGCCCGGAGTTTGAGGCGGACGAAAGGACGGAATGATGGGAAAATGATGAAACTTTACCACGATAATTTTCAAAATTACAAAAAATACGGGGTTCCAAAGGCGCAGCTTGTGATTGCAGATATACCATACAACATTGGTGCAGATGCCTATGGCAGCAACCCCATGTGGTATAACGGCGGCGACAATGCCAACGGAGAAAGCAAATTTGCAAAAAGCCGGTTTTTTAATTCCGATGGATATTTTAAGATCGCAGAATATATGCATTTCTGCTCCCGCCTGCTAAAGCCTGAGCCAAAGCAGAGAGGTAAAGCCCCGGCAATGATTGTGTTTTGCGCGTTTGAGCAAATCCACACGGTAACGGAGTACGGAGCGCGGTACGATTTCAAAAACTGGTATCCGATTTTCTTCTGCAAAAACTATTCTGCACAAGTGCTTAAAGCCAATATGCGGATTGTAGGCGCAACGGAATTTGCGGTTGTACTTTACCGGGATAAGCTGCCGAAATTTAACAACGGGCGGGAGCTGGACGAAAGCGGCAAGACCATTCGCGGAACCGGGAAGATGGTTTTTGACTGGTTCTCATGGGAGCGGGACGGGAAAGAAATCCCGCGAATCCACCCAACGCAGAAGCCCGTCAAGGTGCTTAAAAAGCTGATTGAGATATTTACGGACCCAGGTGATGTAGTGATAGACCCATGCGCCGGGTCTGGAACAACACTTCGGGCGGCTGCTGAGCTGGGCCGAAAAGCGTATGGCTTTGAAATCGACCGGAATTTTTACAAGCTGGCTCAGGAGAAGATGTTTTCCGAAAGTGATGAAATAACGCTGTTTGACGCAATGGAGGGCAGAACATGAAGAAATACTTGATGGGGCTGGCGGTTGGTTTACTTGCAATGTGTTGTTTTTTGTTGGGGTGGCAACTTGGCGGAGACGCAAAAGACGCTAAGGACGCCGACTTGCCGCAGATGGAAGAAGTAATGCCACAAATCCGCCAACAGGATGCCACGCAGACGCAGGAACAGACATTCATCGTCACTGCGTACTGCCCCTGCGAAAAATGCTGTGGGGCGTACGCAAATGGCTACACAGCCACCGGCGAAAAAGCCACTCAGGGCGTGACGATTGCCGCAGACCCAGATGTGCTTCCGATGGGTACGGAAATCGAACTGGACGGCCATACATACACCGTGCAGGACACCGGCGGCGCCATTGCCGGGAACCGGCTGGATCTGTATTTTGACAGCCACGAGGATGCACTCCAATGGGGCGTGCGGGAAAAAGTTGTGAGGTGGGCCGAATGAAAAGCCCATGCGTACAAGATTGCCCGGACAGGCTCCCCTGCGGGGCCTGCCGGAAGAGCTGCGAGGCGTTCCGGGCGTACGAGGCCCAGCGGCTGGAGAATGTACGAAGCCTGTCTGTGGGATCTTTAACTGCAGGGAAAAAGAGTATGTGCCGAGCGGATTGGAGAAGCACCCAGCGCGGGAAAAACCATAGACGATAGGAGAAAAATTATGGATGCCGTAAAATTTTTGCAGGAACGGAATCGGATGTTTTTGAGCGGAGTGGCCCCTCCGAGCATTGGGCTGGAGGATGATTTTGACCCAGTTATAGCGGTTGAAATCGTCGAAAAGTGGAGCGAGCAGCATCCGCGTAGAACGCGGCTAAGTGTGTTTTTGGAACAGTGGCCGACTGCAAGAATTAACGAAAGAGGTTGTTTGGACATCTGCCCTTATTTAATTTCTGTTACCCACAGGGACAAAGATGGTCGCTGCGCAGAAGGTGGTGTAGGTGTAGGATGTTCAGATTGCCTCCGCGAGTTCTGGATGCAGGAGGTGGAGTGAAATGACAAAACAAGAAGCTGCTGCTATGTTAGTGCAGTTGTATGCAGACTACTCTACCTTGTGCGACAAATATGGGTGGCCTCCCAGTGATGGGATGTCAGAGGCAGTAGCAATAGCTGTGCAGTCGTTGCAGGAGGTGGAGTGATGAAAAATGTTAATTGCCTGCGTTGCCGATTTAGGCATGAGGACAACGGAAACTGTACTGCGGTCGGCGGGTTCTGCACGGCGGTTCCGGCTGCCCACTGCCCGCTGCTGCGTCAGTATTTAGACACGGGCATGACGCCGGAGGTGTTTCAATCTTATGTGGTGTTTCTTCAGGATTTAATCGGAAACCAAAAAGCCAGTGAGGCACTGGACAGGTTCCGCTGGCTGGCCGAGGCCGACAGAGCCGGTCGGCTGGTGGTACCACCGTGCAAGGCGGGCGATACGGTGTATGAGGTTACAAGTCGAAAGACCATAAGCGAATACCGAGTAAAGGCAATTCGCGTGGAATTGTTTTGTACATTCATTGAATGGGATATTGTAGCCGGGTTTGTTGATAAATCCATTTTCGGCGTACCGGTTGATGAAATCGGAAAGACCGTATTCCTGACCTGCGAGGAAGCCAAAGCAGCATTGGAGGCGATGAAGGATGGCTGAATTAATACCTTGCCCGTTTTGCGGCGGCACAAAACTCAAGGTCGAGCGAAAGTCTCGTCTCGCAGGGTGGAATGGCCTTGATATGCGTGTAGAAATGCACACTTACTCTGTTCGATGCAACACCTGTCACGCGCGAGGTGGCGCTGTCGGTGGCCGAGTTATGAATGACCCGTGGACACGCTGCGCTCATCTTCCCGACTGGGCTACGACGGACAAAGCTCTGGAAGAAAAAGCAATCGAAGCATGGAACAGGAGAGCGGGCAATGGGTGAAAGAAACCTTGTTGCGGTCAGTATCAAGCATACGATATACGGTTGGAAGTTCGGTATGCCGTGCTGGCTGTGGGGAAGCAGAACAAAAGACGAAGAGAAGCGGTCGTTTGGCGGGTATACACAATATCCTAACAACGCAGAAGTGTACTCACTCGAAGAGTGGCAGGAAAGCGGTTATGGTGCTGGCGATGTATGCAAGGTGGATGAACCGGTGCAGATGTGTATCGGTTTTTGCAAGAAATACAAAAAATATGACACCGTACTTGTTCCACTCGATCAGTACGTCAAATACTGCGAGTACGCTTGCTTGCCACTGGATAAACCAAAGGAGGGCTGACAATGGCTGAACCTAAAAAGCCTTTTTACCGCGACAAGAAATGGAAACTTGGCGGAAGTTTCGGCTGGTGGCATATACCGTACTGCCCGCATTGCAAGCGGCAGTTGGGGCTGATGGTCGAAGAGCAGAAGGCTGAAAAATGCCCGATGTGCGGCAAACCGTTAGAATGGGATGGTGATGACAGTGGCTGAATACATCGAGCGCACGGAAGAACTCATACTTGCCGTGAACGCCGGTGCGAGGGCAATCGAAAACACGAAGCGTTATCACGGTACTGTTTACACCAAGGATGTGTTCTCGGAGAGCCCACAGGAAATCCCATACTTGCAGGCCGCCAAAGTATTGCGGGAAGTAAGCGATGCTCCCGCCGCTGATGTGGCCCCGGTGGTGCATTGGGTTCTTACTGATGAAAAATTGCCACCGGATGGGCAGGATGTGCTTTGCTGGTACGAATATTTCCGCTACGGTGCGTTCAACCGTATGTACCAGACATACGGAATCGGGTTTCAGTTCAATGGAAACTGGGGTGGGGAGGTCGCAAACGGTAGAAGCGCAAAGGTATTGGCGTGGATGCCGCTGCCGGAACCGCCGAAGATGGACGGAGGTGATAACGGTGACGCTGACTGAAGCGGCTAATATCTGCGACTTTTGCGTATATGCTCCGTGCCTCTGTGGCAACGAGCCGGATAACTGTGTTTTGTATGTGGAGCGGCACGGTTCAAAAAACATAAAGGACGGTGACGGCGATGAATGATGAATGCAAGTGGATGCAAGACGAGGTTTGCGTCAACGCAGATTGCCCAGCGTGTGCGGATTATTGCCCAGTGACAGATACACCGGGCGTATGCAAATACGAGGAAAGGGGTAATAGCGATGATCAAAAGGGCAAACGGCAGACCGGTGCCAAATAATCCGGCTAAGGCCTACGAGCTTGGGCGGCTGGATGGAACCAAACAATGCATGGACAATGTTTCCTGTGTGCTGCTGGACAAGCTCGGATTCCATGTGCGCGAGGAGACGGCGGACGAGCACGACACCCGCAGCCTGGAATACCTCCAGCAATGCCTTGTTGAGCTGGTGGATGCCAAAAACAACGGATATATCAAGATGACGGACATCGAAAAGGCCCTGCGGGGAGAATATAAGATGGTGAACAGTGCGGAGTAAAGGAGGGCAAATGAGCAAAAAGGCGACACTGCCTTATGATGTGCGGTTGGAGTGCATTGCTTATGTGCGTGGGTATCCGCGCCGGGTGCGGGCGTATCGCGAGGCCCGGGCGGAGATCCTGGGCGGGACGCATGGCGCCACAGAGGGCATGCCAACTGGATCGGGCGCTGGTAGGCCCGCCGAGAGCAAGGCGGAGCAGCTGGCCGCCATAGAGAACTGGCCGGAAACCAAGAAAATGCGGGCGGTGGAATACGCTATGGACCGCTGCGGCAGAGATATCGGCAGCGATACAATCCGGCGGCAGCTGATATATGGCATCATGCGCAACTGCCAAGGCAAGCACAAGTATGCCCGTAATCGGATCGTGATTCCCGGGATTAGCGAGGCAACATTCAGCCGCCGGAAGGAAAGATTCCTGCATGATATAGCGAAATATGCAGGGTTACTCGTGAAAGGTGATACAGATTCCACTTAATGATGTGCTACAATAGGTACAGTGGATGATAGGACAGTGGCATCCACGCGTTTTCCCAATCATCACTTTTCCTCCCTTCTATGCGCCGCCGGTATTGGGCGCACCTTCTGGCACCGAAAGGTCATACCGGCACAAACAGCCTGTAGGGGAACCTATGGGCTGTTGTTATATGCAGGTGTAACTCAGATGGTTAGAGAGAGGGGCTTATCTTTCCCCGAGATCGTGTCGCTGGTTCGAGTCCAGCCACCTGCACAAGAGGCCGGGTAGCACCCGGACACTGTGAGACCGTTCGTCGTGGCTCACATGGAAATGACAATGCCCGCTGAAAACTGCACCGTGGGAGGGAACCGCCTCAGCGTAATGGTGCTGTGCATGTAAAGCAGCAATCGGTGATGTGACAATCTAAGCGGGAAGACGACCAATATGCGGCGCCAGATGAAAACGTTGAATCGTTTTCACCCGCAAGGGGCTTTCTTGGGGCGTATGCCCCACACGCGGCATAGGTGCCCCGTAAGGGGAGACCACAGCGAGTGACGAGGGCTTTCCCTGAAGCGCTAAAGCAGGGCAGGACTGCAATGCCGCACAATAAAAAGAAAAAAGAGCGGAAACTCCGCTCTTTTTCCCCAGCATACTGTTTTTGGTATTTCAATCCACGGGAAATAGGATCGAATTTCCCACCGATGCAAGCGCCTCCTGCATCGGACAAGTCAATCATATACTATCCGATGCATTCTGTCAATAGAAAATATCAAAAATAGTGTGTAGCCCATGTTTGAGAGGCCCAAGAGGTCCGCATGGGAGGGTAAAGACTGTTACTGTAGCCAAGGGGTGGGGGCTGGTAGCAAAACAGGAGGAAAGCATGGAAATCACAAAACGGCGGCTTGCGGATATTGTGCCGTATGCCGGCAACGCAAAAAAGCATGATAAACGGCAAATCAACAACGTTGCGGAGAGCATCAAGCAGTACGGTTTTGTACAGCCAATCGTGATTGACCGCGACGGCGTAATTGTAATCGGCCACTGCCGCGCTTTGGCGGCAAAGAAGCTGGGCATGGAAGAAGTGCCCTGTGTCTGCGTTGACGATCTGACACCGGAGCAAGTGAACGCCCTGCGGCTGGTGGATAACAAGAGCAACGAGAGCGATTGGGACTTTGACCTGCTGGCTGATGAGCTGCCGGGGCTTGACCTGTTCGCTGGGTCCGGCACAACGATCATGGCAGCGGAGCAGAATGGCAGACACGCCTTCTGCATGGAGTATGACCCGAAGTATGCCGACGTCATTATTGATCGATGGGAAAAGTTTACCGGAGAAAAGGCGGTGCTTCTGAATGACGATTGAAGAGGCGCGGGCAATCATCGAAAAAACAAGCAGCCCGCACCTAAAGCGGGACATGGAGAAGTTTATTAAACGCCAGCAGAAAAAGGAGGGTGCGTATGGCAAGGCCAAGAAAGGAAATAGACCAGAAGCAGTTCGAGAACCTCTGCGGCCTGCAATGCACGCTTGAGGAAATCTGCGGCTGGTTTGATGTGACCGATAAAACATTGGATAGTTGGTGTAAACGCACCTATCATGCCAGTTTTTCCGAGGTATTTAGGCAAAAGCGAGGAGCGGGGAAAATTTCGCTGCGTCGGAGCCAGTGGCAGCTTGCGGCAAAGAACGCAAGCATGGCAATTTGGCTGGGGAAACAGTACCTTGGGCAGCGCGATATTGTTGAGCTGGGTTTGCCGACTGATAACGCACAGGAGGATGCTTTGAGCGTGAGCCTGCGTGAAATGGCGGAAGGGTTGGAGAGCGATGATTAGCCCGAAGCAGCAGAAAATCCTTGCTTTCCCCTATTCCAAGTATGACGCGCTTATCTGCGACGGCGCCGTGCGTTCCGGCAAGACCTCCATCATGATGTGGGCTTTTGTCCGCTGGGCGATGGAGAATTTCAGCGGTCAGCGCTTCGGCGTGTGTGGGCGCACGGTGGATAGCTGCACCAAGAACATCATCGTGCCGTTCACGGCGATGAGTTTGGCAAAGGAACGTTATATCATCCGCTGGCGGCGCGGTGACAAGGTGATGGAAGTGCGGCGCGGAGCCGTGACGAATTACTTTGAGGTGTTCGGCGGCAAGGATGAGGCCAGCTATACGCTGATCCAAGGCCGCACGCTGGCGGGGGTGCTGCTGGACGAGGTGGTGTTGATGCCGCGGTCGTTTGTGGAGCAGGCGCTTGCACGTTGTTCCGTTGACGGTGCGCGGTTGTGGTTCTCCTGTAACCCAGGCAGTCCACATCACTGGTTCTATCAGGAGTGGATTAAGCGAAGCCGTGAGCGCAATGCACTGTATCTACACTTTGAAATGACGGACAACCCCGGCCTGAGCAAGCGCACCCTCGAACGGTACGAGAATATGTATGCCGGCATATTTTATGACCGGTATGTGCGCGGCCTGTGGGTAGCGGCAGAGGGCATCGTTTATAAGGACTTTGCCAACGATACAGAAAAGTATTTGATCGGAGACCCTTTGGAGTGGGCCAAGCAAAACGGCACCAGCTTCTCAATCATTTCAATTGGCGTTGACTTCGGTGGTACAAAATCCGCAACGAAATTTCAAGCCACCGGGATCACAAAAGATTTCCGTGTTGTGGCATTGGAAGAAGAATACATCAAAAACGAAGAGATTGACCCGAATGCATTAAACCGGCGTTTTGCTACGTTCTGCCAGCTGATAACATCAAAGTATGGTTACAGCCAGACACGAGCGGATAGCGCGGAAACGGTGCTAATTCGGGGGTTAGATCATACCGCGCAAAAAATGCACCTCGGGACGCAGGTCAAGAATGCAATGAAACTGCAAATCACAGATAGAATTAGGCTTGTGGTGCTGCTGATGAAACAGGGGCGTTTTAAGGTTTCGCGCAACTGCCCGCATCTGATCGATGCACTGCAAACCGCGATTTATGATCCTGATAAATTTGAGGACGAGCGCTTGGATGACGGCACGTCCGACATCGACAGCTTGGATGCTTTTGAGTACAGCATTGAGCCTTATTACAAAGACCTGGAACGTGCCGGTCACATGATGGGACGGTGAAATAGTGAATATTCGGAGAGCATTAAAGGATCTCGGGTTTGACACGGTCGACAATAAATTCTATTCCCTGATCGACCTGTGGAACGCGTGGTATAAGGGAAACGTTGAAGATTTCCACAGCTATACGGTGTGGAATGGGATTGAAGAGCTGGAGTGCCACCGGTATTCGGTGGGAATGGGAAAGAAAGTCTGCGAGGACTGGGCCAACCTCCTAATGAACGAGCAAGTCAACATCACGCTTGAAGGCAAACAGGAACAGGAATTTATCGATACTGTTTTTGCCGATAACAACTGGGAGGTCAAGGCTAACGAATCGCAGGAGCGCAAAGCGGCAGTAGGAACCGTTGCGTATGTGCCGGTGATGGAAGGCATGGGAATTAACCCAGATACGGCAGAAATCATTGACTCTGGCCGCATTCGCATCAACTACGTCAGCGCCTGGAACATCTACCCGCTTACGTGGGATAACGGCGTTATCCGCGAGTGTGCGTTCGCATCCACTCGGAAGGTCGATGACACAGAATATACTTACATCCAGGTGCACCGGCTGCGCAACGGCGAGTATGACATTGAGAACCATCTGTATGATGCGGAGGAAGTCCCGCTGGCCAGCGTGAAAGGGTTTGAGACAATTCCTCCGGTGATTCATACCGGCAGCGACAAGCCGCAGTTTGTGATTGACCGGCTGAACATTGCAAACTCTGACGAAAACAACCCGCTTGGCGTGGCTGCGTTTGCCCACGCCATCGACCAGCTCAAGAGCGTTGACATCACCTATGATAGCTATGTGAACGAATTTGTGTTGGGCAAGAAGCGCATTGTGGTGCAGCCGGAGGCAACCCAGAGCATTGACGGTCGGCCAGTGTTTGATAAGCGTGAGACCGTTTATTATGTACTTCCGGAGGACAGAGGCGGCAACGGCAACATCTTGCAGCAGGTCGATATGTCGCTACGGACGGCGGAGTTTAACACCGGCATGCAAGATATGTTGAACATCCTGTCCAGCAAGTGCGGTTTTGGTGAGAACCATTACAAATTCAACCAGGGCAGCATCGCAACTGCCACGCAGGTCATCAGCGAAAACAGCACCCTGTTCCGCACGATCAAAAAACATGAAATTGTGCTTGAACAGGCAATCACAGAGTTGTGCCGGAGCTTGCTCCGCATGGGAAATCGGTACATGGGCGCATCCCTCAATGAGGACGTCCAGATCTCCATTGACTTTGACGATTCCATCATTGAGGACAAGGGTCAGGACTTTAACCGTGACGTGCAGCTTCTTAACGCTGGAATCATGAACGATTGGGAGTTCCGCATGCGGTGGATGAACGAGGACGAGGCGACCGCAAAGGCGGCGTTGCCGAAGGCACAGGACATGGTAACCGAGGAAGAAACGGAGGTCGAGTAATGGGATTTGGAGAAAACACTGGGACTTTTGGGTTTGTGAAAAATGAGCCGGTATCCATTTACCCCGGAACTACTTGATGCGCTCCCAGAGGATCTGGCAGAACTGTTCCGGGAGCTTGAGCTTGTGTTGCTGGATGAAATTTGTTCCCGGTTGAAAGTTGCGGATGAACTGAACGAGGTAACGGTGCAGGACATCAAGGCGCTGCGGGCGCACGGCATTGACCTTAAAAAGATTAAAAAGGCCATACAAAAAGCAACCGGCATCAGTGAGCAGAAATTAAACAAACTGCTTGATGATGTTGTGGAACGCAATCAGCAGTATTACACCAACGTCATTGACCTTGCACATATCACTCAGCCGGAAACGCTGGTAAGCATCGAGGACACCTGGGCCATATACCAGCAGACAAAGCGGGACTTGCGCAATATAACACAATCAATGGGATTTTTGGTGGACGCAGGGCGTACAATGCTCCCCCCTGCCAAAGCTTACCAATGGGCGCTTGACAGCGCAGCATTGCAGGTGCAGAGCGGTGCAATTAACTACAATCAGGCAATTAAAACGGCGGTAAAGGAACTTGCGGACAGCGGTCTGAAAGTGGTTGACTACGAAAGCGGCCATCGGGATCATGTCGATGTTGCCGTGCGAAGAGCCGTAATGACCGGCGTATCTCAAATATGCGCCAAGTATACGGAGCAATCTGCAGAATATCTGGATACGCCATATTTTGAAGTATCGGCCCATGTTGGCGCACGAGATAAGCCGGGACCGTCACCGTGGTCATCGCATAAGGATTGGCAAGGGCGTGTTTACAGCGTCCGTGTCGGGGACATTTACCCAAGCATTTATGACGTTTGCGGCCTGGGCGCTGTTGACGGTCTGGAAGGGGCCAACTGCCGCCACAGGCGGTTCCCGTGGGTTGAGGGCGTGTCCGAGCGCACTTACACGAATGAACAGTTGGAGCACATCGATGATGACCACGGATGCACATTTGATGGCAAGGATTACACGGCATACGAGGCAACCCAGATGCAGCGCCGCATTGAGCGAACGGTTAGAAAGCTAAAGCGCGAAAAAACCGCCTACAAGGCCGCAGGATTGCATGAAGATGAGACTGCGGTAAACATACGGCTACGGCGGTTAAACGCTAAATACAAGGCGTTCAGCGTGAAAGCTGGCCTGCCAGAGCAACCGGAGCGGATGCGCGTCTATTTCACGGATGACGCAACGTTAAAAACGGCAAATGCCATGAAAACGCATCGGGCGGAAGTGGCAGCGGCTAACGCTAAAGACGATAGAGACGCTCTTGAGTTTTTCGGCGCAGACGCAAGAGATAACTTGAATTCTATTGTGAAAAGACGTACAATGAAGCTGGAAAATGGCTTTGCTTGCTTCCCGGACGGTGACCCGCTGAATGAAAATGTTAAAAGGGTAAAACCTCTTAAAACGTATTTTGATGTCGCTATGCACGGAAGCCAGACGGCAGTCGGATTTGGCACAAAAGAACTCAATATGTCACCGCGCTTACTTGCCGCAGTCATTCGGCATAGTAAAGGGTGGAATGGCCAGAAAGTTCGGTTGCTATCTTGCAGCACAGGCGCACGCATGGAAAACGATTATTGCTTTGCAGAAGAGCTGGCAAATGCACTTGGCGTTGAAGTGAAAGCCCCAGACGATGTGCTTTTTATTTCCGGTGCTGGCGTACTGAAAGTAGGAACACATGGGGAAGGAAATATTTTGCCGTTTACCCCAAATCAAAGAGGAAGGAGAAAGTGACATGGATTTCGGTTTTTTTAAAGGATTGCCATACAAGAATTCTATTGAGAATTTTGAAGACTATAAGAAATACAAAAATAGTATCCCAAAAGAAGCGATTTTAAGCCACATTTCCTCCCTCGATGCCGGGCTGACATCGCTGCCCAGTTTTGATATGTTTACTGGCGAAAAACTTCACGCAGGTATGTTTTGGGACGGTAAATTCACCTTCCCGTATGAGTTCCTGCATTACTACAAGAATTATGACATTGGCGTCCCCTATGAGTATGAAGCATATTTGAAAGAAATCGGGGTAGTCTAATGGATGATAAACTGATGCAGGCCATCGAGGCTATTATCCGGCGCGGAAATGACGCGGAGATCCGGCGCAAGGGTGACGGATACATTGTGTTAGAGGTCAAGAAAACAATCAAATATTCAACTCCCGCGTAATTGGGCGTGGGAAAGGGCAATAGGAGCCAACTGCTGAGGAATTCTCGGTGGTTGGCTCTTTTGTTTTAAGTAAAACCCGCGAAGCACAGCGGTTTTTATAAAAACTATCGTCCGCGAAGAAACGCGGCCAAAGAAAAGGAGATAGTGTCATGGCACTTACACGCAAACTTTTGAAGGGTATGGGTCTCACCGATGAGCAGGTAGATACCATCATCGAAGCGCATACCGACACTGTGGACGGCTTAAAGGCGGATGTGACCCGCTACAAGGCCGATGCGGAGAAGCTGCCCGGCATCCAGAAGCAGTTGGATGATCTCAAGGCGGCAGGTGACGGCGGTTATAAGGAGAAGTACGAGAAGGAACACTCGGCTTTTGAAGCCTTTAAGACCGACATCACAGAAAAGGAAAGCAAGGCGGCAAAGGAAAAGGCTGTCCGGGCTTACTTTGAGAGCAAAAACATCACCGGCGCAAATCTCGACCTTGCCATGCGCGGATGCGGCGAGGAAATGTCTACCTTGGAGCTGGACGGCGAGAAGATCAAGGACACCAAGAGCCTTGACGCTCTCGTAGACGGCACTTATAAGAGCCTTGTTTCTAAGCCTGCTGTCCGGCTGGACATGGGCGCACGGCTCAACGAGGGCGGCAAGCCTATGACAAAGGACGAGATTATGAAAATCACCGACAGAACAGAGCGGCGCGCTGCAATCGCCGCAAATATGGATTTGTTTAGAAAGGAAGAATAAAAATGGCTGTTGATCCTAAGCTGATTAAGAATGAAGATCTTGCCCGTGTTCGCGAGATCGAGTTTACCGAAATGTTCGGCTATTCCATCAAGAAGTTGATGGAGGCTCTGGGCGTTACCCGCAAGATCGCCAAGCAGGCCGGTACTGTGCTCAAGAGCTACAAGGCTACCGGCACTCTGGAAGACGGTGCTGTGGCCGAGGGCGAGACCATCCCTCTGAGCAAGTACAAGACCGAGGCTGTGAACTACAAGGAGATCACCTTGAAGAAGTGGCGTAAGGCCACTTCTGCCGAGGCAATCACTGATCGCGGCTACGATCAGGCCGTCGAAATGACCACCGATGAAATGCTGAAGGATGTGCAAAAAGGTATCCGCAAGGATTTCTTCGGCTTCCTCGCAACCGGTACTGGCACGGCCAGCGGTGCTACCTTCCAGGCGACCTTGGCTCAGGCATGGGGCCAGCTGCAGGTGCTGTTCGAGGATGACGAGATCGGCGCAGTGTATTTCATGAACCCACTGGATGTTGCGGACTATCTCGCAACTGCCAACATCACCCTGCAGACCGCTTTCGGCATGACCTATGTCGAGAACTTTCTCGGTCTGGGCACTGTGATTCTGAACTCCAGCGTCCCCAAGAGCAAGATTTACGCCACCGCCAAGGACAACATCGTCCTGTACTACATCCCTGTGAACGGCGCAGATCTGGGCGAGGTGTTCAACTTCACCACCGACGCCACCGGTTATATCGGTATCCATGAGGAACCCGATTACACCAACATGACCGCATCCGATACCGTTATCAACGGCATGGTGCTGTTCGCCGAGCGCATTGACGGCGTGGTTGTCGGCTCCATCACTCCGGCAGTGGGGGGCTAAGCGAGCTGCTGAGTGAGCCTGACCCTGAAACTTCTTTTTTCTCCAACATGACAAAAGCCCAACTGCTTGATTATGCCAGGGGAAACGGGGTGGACGGGGTCAGCAGTTCAATGCGCAAGGCTGACATAATCGCAGTATTGGAAGGGAGCTGACCCGTATGACATACGCTGATTATACATACTACGCCGGAATCTATATGGGTTCTGTGAGCGAGGAAGATTTTCCGCGTCTGGCTGTTCGGGCCAGCTCCTTCCTCGATTACTACACCCAAAACCGGGCGAAAAACAACGCTGATATGGACGCTGTAAAGATGTGTTGCTGCGCATTGGTGGACAAGTATCAGTTGATCGAGACCGCGCAGCAACTTGCCGCAACCAGGCTGACGGCGGCGCTTACCGGCGGTGACGTGAAAAGTGAAACGGTAGGCGGGTATTCTCGCACACTGGCCAGCGGCGGAGAAAGCGCCGCTGCTGCATTGAGTGCTACGGACGGCGCAAGAAAATTGCTGGCGGAAACATGCATGGAATACCTTGCCCATACAGGGCTGCTGTATCGCGGAGGTGATTGCAGATGTACACTCCCCACACTGTAACGGTTTACAACGTCGTGCGTGAACCGGACCCTGCCACGCTAAAAGATGTCACAAACCTATATGTAACCGTGCTTGATGGCGTGTTCTGCGAGGCGGCAAAGGGAGTTAACGTGCGCAAAAGCGGGCTTGAAGGCGCCGACGCAGTAAACCTGTATATCCCATTTACGGTAAAAGCTGTGGATGGATTTAGCGGAAAACCCAAGACATATACAGAGCCGCAAGCATTTTTTGCCTCAAGCGACAGGACGGGCCTATGGACGCTATCCACCACCGGCAACGGTGGCGATACATTTTTCGTCAAAGGCGAATTTGTAACGGACAACGAGGGCGTGGCATTGGCGCACGATAATTGCTGGAATGTGACTAAGGTTGACGCAAAAGACTTTGGCAGCGCAGATATGCAGCATTGGGAAGTGGGTGGTAAATAAGTGGCCGTTACCTTTGCGATGCATTTTGGCGGCATGGAGGCCATCAAGGACAAACTGGCTGAGAGCTGCACCCGCGCTGAAAGCATTGTTGGGCAGCAGGTCATAAAAGACACCGAGCCGTTTGTTCCTGCGCTTACAGGATCATTAACAATACGCACGAGGTTAGACGGCAACAAAATTATTTACCCCGGGCCTTATGCGCGGTTTTTGTACTACGGCAAAGTCATGGTTGATCCGCAAACCGGCAGCACCTTTGCGCCAAAGGGCGGGACGAAGGTCTTGACAAACCGAGACCTTGTATTTTCCAAGGCGATGCACCCGCAAGCACAGAGCCATTGGTTTGAGGCTTCCAAAGCGCAGAATCTGGATAAATGGATACGCATTGCAGAAAAGGCGGTGGGAAAATTTGGACAAAGTTAAAAAAACCGTATCGGCAGCGGAGGAGGACAAGGTATCTCGCAAGCTGCTGGTTTGGCTGAATACATATCCGGATTTGCCGGTGGATTTGATACGATTTGAGTTCCTGCCCGCCGACACCTCTGCAATGGCCATTTCTACCATCCAGGCGGCCTATATCGTTAAACGATATGTTTTAGGGGGCTACCAAGCGGAATACCAATTCAAAATCATTTACCGGGTTAAGCCGGGCAACAGCATGGACAAACGGCTGTCAGCGGATGAAACGTTAAACGCTATCGGAGATTGGGCGACCGGCAAGCGCCCCGACATTGGTACCGGGAAACGCGTTGTAAGCCTGGAGCCCACTACAAGATCCTCTTTGTTCGCCGTGTATGAAAACGGTGACGAAGATCATCAAATCTTAATGAAAATGAATTACGAGGTGAATACATAATGCCAGATTTGACTTTTACAACACCGGAAGGCCAGACCATTGACCGCGAACTTCTGATTGCATACCTGAATACAGGGACATCCGAAACCCCTGTCTGGAGCGCCATTGGCAAGCGGGTGGAGGACGCCAGCGAGGAAATGGACTGGAGCCAGGAGAGCAAGCAGGATGTGCTGGGGAACACATTCACAACCATGAAAAAGCCCGTTATTACACAGACCTTTGACCCCATCCCCTTGGATGCTGGTGATGCGGCGGCCGTGAAGATGTGGAATTTGGCCGTAAAAGACCACGATGCGCAGGCGCTGGCCAACCAGGACATGATGATCGGCCACTTTTACGCCACCAGCGGCGACGCAAAGTTTGCCGAGCGTTATGATTCCTGCGCCATTGCCGTGACCTCCATCGGCGGCGAGGGCGGCGGTACCCTAAACATCGCCAGTGAGATTACCTACGGCGGGACCCGCACTCTGGGGACCGTGGCGAAGGGCACTTCCGGCAAGATCGAGTTTACTGCCGCACAGTAAAAAATAGGGGCGGGGTTTCCCGCCCCATTATCACGCAATATACAAATAAATCGGAGGACACCATGAGCGAAAATATCATCAAAATTGATACCGGCGTAGTCACTAAAACTTTTGTGACTACCGACGGGAAAGAATGTGAATTTGCGTTTAACCCGCTGGATATGGGCCTGTCTCGTCGGCTTTTTTCCGCGTTTGAAAAACTCGACAAAATGAACGAGGGTTATAAGGACGAAGTGCAAAAAAACGCCGATAAAAAGAAAATTTTTGACATTGGCCAAAAGATGGACCGGGAAATGCGGGAGATCATCAACGGAGAAGTATTCGGATTTGATATCTGCACCCCGCTTTTTGGTGAGCTGAATCTTTACGCGCTGGCCAACGGATTCCCTATTTGGGCAAATTTGCTTTTTGCGCTGGTGGACGAAATGGATACTGCGTATGCCCGGGAGCAGAAGCTTACCAACCCGCGCATTAGCAAGTACACCAAGAAGTACCACAAATGAGATACAGCCTGCCAAAATCCGTGGATCTGGGCGGGAAGGAATACGCCATTCGGTCTGATTACCGGGACATTTTGGACATTTTGGAAATGCTTTCTGATCCGGAGCTGGACAGCGCCGATAAGGCAGAGGCAGTGATGGAAATGTTTTACCCGGATTACGAGGATATCCCATACATGGAATATGAGAACGCGGTGCGGCAATGCATATCCTTTATAAATTGCGGCGAGGAAGAATGCCGGGATGAAAAGCGCCCTAAGCTCATGGATTGGCAGCAGGATTTCCCAATGATTGCAAGCCCCATAAATCGCGTGCTTGGCACGGAAATTCGCTCCCTTGAATATCTGCACTGGTGGACATTTATAGCCGCATACCAAGAAATAGGTGATTGCACCTTTGCCCAAGTGGTAAGCATCCGCAAAAAGAAATCCAAAAATCAAAAGCTGGATAAATCCGATCAGGAATTTTACAAGCAGAATAAGCATCTTGTGGATTTCAAGCGGCAATATACCAAGCGGGACGAGGACATTATCATCAAGTGGACATGATAAAAGCCGCCCCTTTGGGGGGGCGGCTGCAAATCAATCAATTATGTAGCATTTTGATAAAATTACATTTGTTTTATTATCAAATACAAGCAGAATCTTTCCGCTTAATCCGTCACATTTGCCGATGACCTTGATCACATCTCCCGGGTTTAATGCGGCAACAGCGGATTCATCAGAGCCCCTAAAATTAAGCTGTATTGCATAAAAGACCTGATCGCAACTCAGTAAAACCGCAAGGGTTGAATCTGTTTTATCTATTTTGCTAATAACGCCTGAAACAATTACAGGATTTCCCGTGATGTTTTTATCTGCGTTTACGACATTATTAATATACTCGTTCATTAGGTCTTCTGCCGAAAAATTTTGGTATTGGGCAAATTTGTCCGCAAGAAAATCTTGCACACCGGCAGCAACATTGGTATCAGGATAAGATTCCTGAATACTTTTGCAAGTAGAAATGCCATCAATGTAATCGCCTTTTTCAAAGGAATTGCTGGCCTTTGTTAGCATTTCTTTGGCCTTTTTTTCATCGGTCTGTTCGCTCTGCTCGTTATCTGTATTCGGCGCAGGCGAAGGCGAAGAACTATCCGGCAATGCGACGCAAACCACAAATATCGTAAAACAACACACAAGCGAAATTAATGGCGGAAGAACTTTCTTTTTTTTGATTGCAAATACAACAATCAAAACAAGAGAAACAATAAAGCCTATAACACTCAATACTCCGATAACAGCATCCATATTTTCTCCTCCTATAAACAATTATATCTTTATTATGACTAAAAAATGCAAAAAGTCAAGCGAAATGAGGTGATTCAATGGCGGATGGGTCTGTCGTGGTGGAAGTAAACGTTGACGACAAGCAGGCGCGAAAAGAGCTCAATGCACTTACAAGGAAAATCTCTGGTTTATCTGAAAAACTAAATGATCTGGAAAGAGAAAAGCTCCCGCTGGTAGAGCAGTCGGCACAGCTCGGCGCAAATCTCGATGCGGCAAAAGCAACTCTTGAACATATGAAAAGCGGAGCGGAATTTTTTACATCCGACTCGATTGCAAACCAGCAAGCACAAGTGAACGCCATGCAGAAAGAGTTTGATTCGGCGGCGTTAAAGGTGGAAACGATCAATGCAAAAATCAACAAAACCGCTGCGTCTCTTGACAATGCAAAGAGAAAGGCGGGAGAACTCAGTGGGCAGCTTGCTGGAGCAAAAAATGGCACAAGAGAGTTGTCCCCCGCTGCAGAGGAAGCCGGGAAGCGATTCACAAAGCTTGGAAACCGAATCAAGGGGCTTGCAAGGCGTGTGTTTGTTTTTACGCTGATTACAGCCGCGCTGCGCAAAATCAGGGAGTATATGTGGTCGGTAATCCAGACAAACACCGATGCAATGGCAGCGGTTGCCAAGCTTAAAGGTGCGCTGCGCACACTGGCCCAGCCGATTGTAAACATCGTTATCCCGGCGTTTACGCTACTCGCAAATGTGCTTACAACGGTGGTAAATACAGCTGCTCGGCTGCTATCTGCACTGTTTGGAACAACTCTTGCATCTTCTCAGAAAGCGGCTAAAAGCCTTTATGACCAGCAGAAAGCGATTGATGGTGTTGGTTCTGCCGCAAAGAAAGCCAGTAAATATCTGGCACCTTTCGATGAGCTGAACACAATGAACGGAGATTCCGATAGCTCGGGAGGGGCAAGTGCAAGCGGTGGAATCGCACCGGATTTCACAAGCACAGTCAGCAGCGGATTGACTGCCGTTGCAACCTTGTTTACCGGGATCGCCCTTCTTGCATTGGGCGCAGTGTTGACTTTTTCTGGCGCAAATATACCGATCGGCATTGCTCTGATGGTTGCTGGTGCGTTGGCGGTATATGGTGCCGCCTCCGAAAATTGGGATCTTATTGCAGAAACTTTGAAAGGATCACTTGCGGTTATAGTGACTATTGTAGCCGGAGCTTTGCTTGCTCTTGGCATAATCCTTGTTATGACAAGCGCAAACATTCCGCTTGGAATTGGCATGATTATAGCTGGCGCTGCATCTTTGGCCGCCGTTGTTGCCGTCAATTGGGATACCATAACAAGGTTTATAAGTGACAACATAAATGTAATTGCCGGTATTGTTGGAGCCGCCTTCCTTGTACTTGGCGCCATACTTGCACTTTCAGGCGCAAATATTCCGCTCGGAGTAGGATTGCTTTTGGTTGGTGCTGCATCTTTGGCGGCATCTGTAGCCGTTAATTGGGAAGCAATCCAAAACGCAATGAAAGGGCCTATTGGCGCAGTAACTGCAATTTTGAGCGGCGCGTTGCTTGTGCTTGGCGGCGCATTGCTGTTTACTTTTGCAAATGTTCCTCTTGGGCTTGGGCTTATGGCTGCTGGAGCGGTTGGGCTTGCGACGGCGATTGTTCCAAATTGGGATGTTATAAGTAAGAAAATGCAAGGTCCCGTTGGAACGATAACAGCGATTGTCGGTGGCGCTTTGCTTGCACTTGGAGCAGTACTGCTATTTACCGGCGCAAATATCCCGTTGGGAATTGGGCTAATGGTTGCTGGTGGCGTAAGCCTTGTGGCTGCAATCACCCCAAACTGGAGCTATATTACCGATAAAATAAAAGAAGTGTGGCAGAGCATTAAGAACTTCTGGAACGCCTATATTGCGCCCGTATTTACATCCCAGTGGTGGGCAAACCTTGGCAAAACCATTATGAACGGCTTGATCTCGGGTATTGAACGGGGCATAAACTGGGTGCTGGGCGGCGTAAGCGATATGGTAAATGGCATCACGGGTATCTTGAACAAGATCCCCGGCGTGGACATTGGACGGGTCAATTTGGGAAATGTCCACATTCCTCGCCTGGCCCAGGGCGCGGTGATCCCCGCAAACCGGGAATTTTTAGCCGTTTTGGGCGACCAAAAGCGCGGAACGAACATTGAGGCACCGGCGGATTTGATCCGGCAGATTGTCCGAGAGGAAGTCGGACAAGCATCCGGAAGCACCCATGTGACCATTGTGCTGGACAGCGTGGACGGGAAGAAACTGTTTGATGCTATCGTCAAGGAGAACAATTCCGTAATTCGCGCAACAGGCGCAAGCCCTTTGAAAGTGTAAGGTGTACGAATGGATGTGCTGAAAATTAAGAAAAACGATGGGACAAGCGTTGTGCCACCGACACCCGCCGAACTGGAATGGAGCCTATCAGATCTTGATGGAGATGATACTGGCAGAAACCAGAGCGGAGACTTGTTCCGTGACCGAGTAGCTGTGAAGCGGAAAATCAAATGCACATGGTTGCCAATGGACGGAGCGAATATGTCTAAGCTGCTATCTGCCGTGACAGATCCTTTTTTTGATCTTACATACCCTGACGCGTTAGATGGAAAAAACAGAACGATCACCTGCTATGTGGGTGATCGTTCTGCCCCTATTATGCGCCCAAACAATGATGGCGTATGGCTGTGGGGGCAAATTTCCATGAACTTCATCGAGAGGTGAGCCATGCATACTGTAACAGACGCATTTAACGCCGCGTGTTCTGCACCGGGGCGTGAAATCACCAGCAAGGTAAATTTCAACGGTACGACAGACCTTCCAGCATCTGAGATACAGGAGATTGTTGTCACGGAGCAGTTTGGCTCCTCAGACGGAGTGACCATCGGCGCGGCGTTTTCCAGCCAGTGCAAGGTGGTCATTTACAAGCAAACACCTGCTTTGCCGCTCTCCGGCGGAAACTTTACCCCCTATGCCGGGATTATGGTGGACGGCGCGGCGCAGTTTGTTCCGAAGGGCAAGTTTTACATCCCATCAGACGGCGTGGAAAAGACGGGGGATTTATGGCTGACCATCACGGGCTATGACCGCATGGCAGGGCTGACAGCGGAGTATGTGCCTACCATCCTATTCCCCGCCACGCCGACGCAGATGCTGGTAGACGTTTGCACCCAGGCCCATGTGACCGCGCCCAGTGTGACTATGCCGGATATACAGATCGCCGCACCCTATTCCGGGTCTCTGCGGCAGCAGCTGGGCTGGCTGGCCGGATTGATCGGATGCAATGCAAAATTCGATTTTGCCGGCAATTTGGTATTCTGCTGGTACTCGAATAGCGGGCTCACCATCGGGCGGGACGTGCAGTACATGGACGGCCTTACCCCGGCAGCTGATGAAGCATTTACCATCAACAGCCTGCTGACCGGCACGGAGGACAATCCCATCAGTGTCGGATCCGGAATCGGCATCACCACTACAAACCCGTACATAACGCAGGGAGTGGCGGAGACAGTATTTGAATCCTTGGACGGGAAAACCATGATGCCCTGTAAGGTCAAATGGCGTGGTAATCCTGCCACGGAAGCGGGGGACATTGTAAGCGTCACGGATTCCGCTGGAGGCGCATTGACTGTCTATCTAATGGAGCAGGTACTCCATGTAAAGGGCGGTATGTATGCCGAAATCACCTGCTATGCCCCTTCTGATACGGGCTATGCTGCATCGTCCCCCACGGAGCAGAAGTTCAGGCGGATGTACGATACCATCACCAAATCGTTCCAGGACGCTACACAGAAGATCATCGGCGCAAAGGGCGGATATTACGAAATTACCTACAGCGAGGACGGATATCCCACAGGCTGGCAAATCCGGAACACGCCCACGGTAGAGGACAACACTAAAATGTGGATCATGTCCTCCGGCGGTCTCGGATATTCGGAGGACGGCGGCAAAACCATCCAAAACGTTGCCATTACAATGGACGGCACCATAAATGGCGCGGCTTTAGCTGTCGGCTCAGTAGATCAGAGTGCGGTTTACGGATTGGCCCAGCAGTTCACTGTAATTGATGGGAAACTGGATTCCAAGATAAACGCCGTTGACGTGGAAACCGGGTATGCATCAAAGTCTGAGCTTGAGCAAACCGCGTCTAATCTTGCGATATCCATAACCAATGCCATCGATCCTGTAAATGATAGCGTTGAAAAGCTACAATCTGATTACGATGAAATCACAAAGGCGTTTCGATTCACTTCGGACGGTCTGATTATCGGCGAAACCGGAAATGAAATCCATCTTCGGCTGGATAACGATGTTTTGCAATTTATCCGAAACAATGAAGCGGAACTCCAAATCACCGCAAAGGGTGTGGAAGCTAACCAGATAACAACCGTGACTATTATCATAGGCAATGTTACCCACCAAGCCGACGATAACGGCGACGAGATTATAAGCTGACGGAGGGATAAAAATGGCATCAAGCGGTAAAATCACAACAGCGGTAGTCGATAATACCAGTTTTTGGGTAAAGTGGGCACTGCTGAATCAGAACGTAAATACCAATAAATCCACCATCAGCTGGTCTTGCGGAGTGTCTCCCGGCCACCAATACTACACAAACGCCATTAAGATGAGCGCGGTGACCATCAACGGAACGAAAGTATATGATGGGGGGACATACTCCAACATAACGGACTATAAGGATCGCACCTTTGCGTCCGGTACGCTGGAAATTGCGCATGATTCTGACGGCTCCAAAACCTTCGCCGTGGCGGCGTTTACAGGCCAGATATACGATGGTAGCGGCGGCTATCTCACTGCATCGGCAGCGGCACAAAGCTTTGCACTGACAACTATACCCCGGGCATCGTCTGTTGCTACCAGCGGAAGAACACTTGGGTCTGTGGTGAAGATCACCATCACCCGGGCATCTACAGCCTTTACCCATAAGCTGTATTACACCTGCGGGAGCATCAAGAAGCAGAGCATCGCAACCGGCGTGGCTACGTCCTACGATTGGACACCGCCTGTGTCTCTCGCCAAGCAGGCCCCCAATGCTACCACAGTGGCAGCTACACTCACCGTAGATACATACAACGGCGGTACATATATCGGCACGACAACCGCGCAGTTTTCGCTTGCTGTACCGTCCAGCGTTGTTCCGACCCTGTCGGTGGCACTCAGTGACCCGACCGGACGCAAAACCACCTATGGTGGCTATGTGCAGCTACGCAGTAAGGTTAAGACTGTAATCACAGCCTCGGGGGCACAGGGCAGCACTATTAAGGCGTACAACATCAAGGTGGGGACCTTTTATGCCGCCACCACGGCCAGCGGCACCACGGGTTTTTTGCCCGGCTCCGGCACCGTAGCTGTTACATGCAAGGTAACGGACAGCCGAGGGCGCACGGCCAGCAAAACGCAGAACATTACCGTGCTTGCCTACAGCAAGCCCACGATAACCGCTATATCTGCCGCGCGGTGCAACCAGGACGGCACAGCAAACCGCTCTGGCACCTACGGCAAGGTCACATTTACCGGTGCGATTACGTCACTGTCCAGTAAAAACACGGCGGCCTATACCGTGCAGTATCGAGAGGTAGGCGCAACCACATGGACAAGCGCAGGTAACGCAGCAACGGGGAATTTTGCTCCGAAAAATGTCTCCGTGGTATTTGCTGCCGAGCAAAACAAGCGATATGAGGTGCGCGTTGTGGCAACGGATGCCTTTGAGGGAATCGGATCCTCCATCCGCAATCTTCCGGCATCGTTTGTTCTACAACATCTCGCCAAAAGCCTGCTGTCTATTGGCATCGGGCGTTTTTGTGACAAAAGCAGAGCCTTGCAAATTGGACTTAATACCTATATCGATGGAGAACTGCACGCAAATCAACACCTTTTTATGGGTGGCAATGCGACTACGGACAACGGCTCTAACATACATTTTAAAACCACAAACGTGGCTACAAATGTCCATAATGTGCGCATTTACGGCGGCGTAGGAGCATCTACTACGGCGCTTGGTGTGTATGACGCAAAAAACGAGAAATCAATAGCCAGCTATGATGACGTATCCGGAAAACTAACGTTGCTGGGCTTTGCTCCTGCCAACATTACGATCAGTGCGTCCGGGTCATATCTGAAGAATTTCAGCAGTACGGCCAAGCATATCTCTGCCTTGAGTATGGGCATCCTGCGGGTGTATGGGGAGACGAATGTGGCAATGCCTGCGGGGACAACGTATGACGTGGCCACCATAGGTGACCATATCCCGACATCGACCTATGCCCTAAGCGTGTACAGCCTCAAAAACATGGATGTGCGATTGAGTACGTCCGGCACCATACAAATCCGGCCAAAAGAGGACATACCCGCAGGGTACGGCATCTACATCGCCGGAATATGGATCGCAAGCTGA